CTTGGACTTGTGTCAATAACTGTCATTTCCACTTTTCACACACACTCAAACGTAAAAATAAGGGCAAACCACTATGAGAATGCAAGGTTTAATTCTGGATGAATCGGACATCCAGCAAGAAACAAAAGTAGACCGTAACGGCGAACAAAAGACCGTGGGTAAGTTGCGTCTAATCACCACAAATCCAACTTCAACGATTGAGGTTCGAGTCTCTCCTGAACTATGGGACGGCGGCAAGGCTGGCGAACTGCTCAAGCGCTGCGTGGGTAATCGCATCCTGTTCGATGTTGAGCACAAGAAAATGAGCTTTGGTAACGATGAAGGTAAGCACGTGTCGATTGACGGTTTCCACCTTTACGCTCTGCCAGAACTTAACCAGAAATAAGGGCTTTCATGATGACCGATGCGCAATTTACAGAACTAATGGCACGCCTCGATAACTTCCAGTTAATGGTGTTCCTCGGGGTTTGCTTTCTGTTGGTTGCGCTCGGTTGGATCGCCGGAGGTCAACGATAAATGCTGTCTACAGAGTTCATGCTCGGCTGTTTTTCGACAGCGTTTATCCTTGGTTTCTCGATTGGTCACCAGATTCTGGTTTTCAAGAAAGCAGCTGAGGTTTCAACTTCAAACTAACCATAACGATAGGATTTTAATTATGGAAAAACAAAACAAGGTTCGTGCAGCCCTTTCAAAAGCACGTGCGGTTGTGACAGATAAACGCGCTGTTATCGCTGGCGCACTTCTTACGGCTGGTTCTAGTGCTCACGCAGCACTTCCACAGGCAGCTGCAGATGCTTTCACTAGTTTAGGCACTTATGTTACCGACATGCTGACGTCTACTTGGGGCATTGCCGTTCCTCTGACCGTTGGTTTTGTGGGTATTAAGCTATTCAAGAAAGGCGCAAACAAAGCAACGTAATCCACTGCGTTGTTCGTATCACGGGGCGACTTGTCGCCCCTATTCCCCTAGCCTTTAGATAGAGTTTTCATCATGCGTATCCCTTTAATTTTTCTTTGCTCCACTCTGTTTTTTGCGCCTCTATCTTACGCAGATTCTTGGATAGGAGTTGGCCCACCTCCACCGCCTCCACCGCCTTCATTGGGTGATTATCCAGATTCGCCGCCTCCGCCGTCTTCTGGTTCTAAAATGGATGTTGTGGTTAGATTTAAGAGCATAAAGATTGCTGCTTGCGGCCCTGCACCGAGAGAAACCACGCCACGACAAATGATTGCTTGTCTTGATGGTAAGCCGAAGTACGACAACGGTCCTACTCCTGAGCGTCTTGCGAAATGTGAAATTTATGGTGGTAAACAAATTAATTGTGTGACTTATAGGACTGATACGGGTCAATACACAACTGGATCTTACTCTTATGCCTCTTTCGAGTCGCTTAACTCTGATGAGTGTAAGAATAAGACGGGACAAGAATTTGAGTATCGTTGGAATATGCTCACGGCGGGTTGGGATATTAAGGCGTCCGATAATGGTTGTATCGGCGTCAGTCGTCATACACTTTTTTGTTCTAATGTTTCCGGTGATTGTGGCGGTACCCTTTTTTATACCGGTGAAGATGGTGATTTGCCTTACCCCACTAATTTATTTACCCCCGTTCCTAGCGTTTGCGAAAAAGACCCCATTCAAACTGGCTATCGATGCCCAATTGACCAAAACAAAAATGGTAAGCCTGATGATGTAGGTCAACCTATAGATATTCTTGCTGTGTGTGGTTATGACTCAAGAAATAGGTTCGCGTGTTCGGGTGGTTCTTTTGAAGATACACAAGACCCTGACCCAGATGACGGCGATCTTGATCCCGATATTGAAGACCCTGACCCAACCGACCCCGATGATGGTGATTCGGTGAACCCAGATGACCCGCCAGATGAGCCAGATGTTGATGATACCAATACGGGTGATTTATCCGGTGTTATCAGTGCGATTCATAATCAGAATCGCGATATTAATACGGATTTTACTAATCTTATTCGAGCCAATAATAAGGGTTTTGCTGACATTAACTCTCGGCTTAACTCAATTGACGCTAATACATACGCTTTGAATGACAACGTGTCAAAGCAGTTGTTGCAAGATTACAAGATATACAAAGAGGAAAAAGCGCAAAGAGAAAAGTCACTTAAAGCCCAAAAAGAAATTAAGGAGTTGCTTCAAGACCAAAAAGAGATTGCAGAAGATACGCTTTCTAAACTGGAGGACGCAGGTTATACCCTTGAGGACATCAAAACCGTTCTTGATGATATTTATTCAGACCAATCTGACCAATCGCAAAACATTGAAAACGCGATCTACTCTCTACGCAATGATATTACTGATTCTTCACAGCACATTTCTGATTCTGTTGCTCAATCATTGGGTGAACAAACCGAACAGCTAAAGGGCGCGATTGATTCAAGCGCTTCCAAGATTGGTGAGTCTATTGGCAGCTTGCAAGGTTCGATTGATGGTCAAACCGATTCTATAGTCACCGCAGCTGGCGAGTTAAAAGGTGCCATTGATGGTCAAGGAACGGCGATTGATGGTGTTAAAGATAAGCTCGATGAACTTATTGATAAGTTGGAGCCTTGCGAGCCTACCAAAGAGAACAATTACTGTGAAAACCCGCATGGTTTGACGACGAGCTTTGCTGGTGACGTTATACGGCAAGCAACAGAAGCAAGTACAGGCTCCGTTGAACAATACGAAAATACGCTTACATCAGAATTGGATAAGTTAGCAGCTTCAAATCTAACTGCTGATTCCGAATCGCATATTCAGGGTTCTATCGACAAACTGGTAAACATCTTCCCTAAGCCTGGTGCGTGTACGCCTTTGAGCTTTGCTTCACCTTTCGGCGGTTCAGTGACGATTGACTGCAAGTTCTCTACTCAACTCAAGTTGATTTTATCTTTCGTTATTTACATTTATACGCTCAATTCTTTGATTGATATTTTGTTAACTGAGGTGGTTCCCGTAAGTGGAACGCAGCCTAGAACCATGAGGCCACGATAATGCCTTTTGCTTTGTTGCCTATATTAACGGGTATCGGTAATGCCCTTCGAATTCCTGCTTTAGCTGCTTTTATCGCGCAAATAGCGACGACCGTTTTCGGTTGGTTCTTCATTGCGAAAGCCCGAAATGTCAGCATTCAGCTAACGATCATTACGATGATCATTATCCTAACGACGGCATTAACGCTTGCTATTCACGCCATCGCTGCGGGGCTGTCTTTTGTTGTTCCGCCTTACCTCAGTCAAGCCATGTCGATGTTCATTCCAAACAACGCTATTCCGTGCGTATCTGCGGTTTACTCGGCTAAGTTGTTACGCTGGGTTTGGTCATGGAAGTTCTATGCGATCACTTCGGTTGGAGGCGCTTAATGGCTTCCGTCTATTTCGTTACTGGCAAACTTGGTTCGGGCAAAACGCTCACGGCGGTTGGCAAGATTCGTGAAGCCTTTATGCGTGGCGTCCCTGTTGCAACCAATCTCGATATTAACCTTAAAGAGATGCTGGGCAGAAACAAGCGCAATACTCGTTTGTACCGTCTGCCTGACAAGCCACAAGTAGAAGACTTGATGGTGATTGGCTCTGCCAACAAAAGTTATGACACTTCAAAGGACGGTCTCATCGTTCTCGATGAGTGTGGTACGTGGTTTAACTCCCGAACATGGAACGACAAAAATCGCCAGAAGCTAATCGACCACCTTTTGCACATTCGAAAACTTGGATGGGATGTCATTTTTATTGTTCAGGATATTTCTATCGTAGATAAACAGGCACGTTTGGCACTGGCTGAACATACTGTATTTTGTCGCCGTCTTGATCGTCTTCAAGTGCCTTTTCTATCAACGGCCGTGTCACTGCTGACACTTGGCCAGTTAAAACTGAAGTTCCCGAAATTACACGTTGGAATTGTGAAATATGGTGATAATGCCAACTCACTAACGGTCGACAAATGGATGCTTTGGGGGACGGATTTATACAGCTCCTACGACACTAAGCAAATGTTTAGGAACAACTATGAGGATGGGGTTTATTCCGTTTTGCCTCCGTTCTATACCCATGGACGTTACACTGTCCCTTATACCATTAGGAACATTATGAGAATCACCAAAATCTATCTAAGGAAGTATTCAAGACTAACGGTGTTTACGGCTGGCGTGGCGGTCTCTTTCTTCGTCTGCTCATACATTGGTGTGTCTGATGCTCCCACGCAAGCCTATGAGCCTGTTGCGAAGTCATCGGAAAAGCTCACCAACATACTTGACGGATACACCATTGAATCGTCAATGAACCCGCCGAACGTAGCCCCGTCTTTTGTACTTGTTAATGACAATGTGCGCCTTTCTTCATCGCAGCTTTACGCCATGGGATACAAAGCCGTGTCTTATGGCTCGTGTCAGATTGAGGTCTTCAAAGGTAACGATAAATTCAGGGTGAACTGTTAGCTCTTTCACAACAACTATCCGATGGAGTATCGAATGCTTAACGCTTTGAAACAACATTTAAATCGTAAATTATGGCTTGCTCAGGTTGAACGTAATTCACCTATTTACTCAGCTAGACGTTTTTTTAGCAGACCGGACTTGATTAGATTATTGCGTCTTGATTTGCCCTATCGACGCATTCGCCAACGAGCCATTGGAACAAGGCATCAGTGTTTTGAGACTTACTATTACTTTTTACGTCTGGGTGTAATACGCGATATTTATCCAACACCTTCTTTGCATCACTTAAATGGCTTGGCTGTTCGAGAGTTAAAGCATTGTCGCGATACCGCTTTCATCTTAAGAGCGACGCAAAATTCAAACTGATTTAAAGGCAACACATTATGTCATGGATAATCAATCTACTTTGCCCCCTTACCCGTTTCTCATCGATACGCCGATTAATCAAAGTGAGAGTAGTTGGTGTATCGCTAACTCTTGCTCTGTTATCTCCTTTGGTGCTTGCTTCATCTCCGGCACCTTTTGAAGCGAAAGATACACCGATAGCTGATTTCGCTTCATGGTTTTCGACGCAAACCGGACTCACTGTCGTTCTTGGGCATGGCGTAAAAGGCGAAGTCAGCTTCACCGCGCCAGAGCTTGATGAACAAGACTACCCTGCATTTTTCTTATCGGTTCTTAGAGCACATGGGTATGAGCTATCCCATGACCACGGCATCTACACTATCGTTGTTGATGCGAACAAGGTAGAAACCGTCGAACCTTCTTTTGTAAAGCTCTACAGACTCAACCACGTGAGAAATACTAAGATTGTTGATCTTATGTCTTCGATGTTGGAAGCCACGCAAACACAAACGCTGAATCAAAAGTCACTAAAGAACTACAAAGTCGAAGTCCTACCGACAACTAACAGCATCATAGTGACAGGAACGCGCACCCAGCTCGAGAAGATAGACGCCTTGATTGAAGGCATTGACCAATTGCAAAGACAGGTATTTATTGAGGCAATTATCACGGAGTCTGAACTGGGCGACTCTCAAGAGGTTGGCGTTAACATGAGCTTAGCACTTGATGAGGCGGGATTTATATCTCAACCCACCTCCATCAAAAAGGCAGTCGATAACATACTGTTTTATGAAGGTGGTGATTTTAATGCGCTCATTAAGGCGGTCGCTAAAAACCAAAACACTAAGCTCCTGTCTCGCCCCAATATGTTTATTATGGACAGAGAGCGCGGATACATAACGGTCGGTCAAAACGTGCCCTTCCTGACTTCAACCGAAGTCACTGATGGAGGCAATCAAGTCCAGCAAATAGAGCGTAAAGATGTCGGCGTATCGCTGGATGTAACGCCTCATGTGATGGGCAGTCATGTAGTGCTTCAGATAACACAAAAATCTGACTCGGTAACAGACTCCTCTATCGCTTCTGACATCATCACCAACACCCGCACCCTGCAAACCGTTGTTAAGGTGGAAGATGGTCAAACCATTACGCTTGGCGGCCTGATATCTTCCGAGCAACGTGATTCTGTCTCAGGCGTTCCCGTTCTGATGGACATCCCTCTACTTGGAGCCATGTTCCGCACTGAAAAGACCAATACTGTCGAGAAAGAGCTCAAAGTAGTTATTAAAACTACCATACTCTAGTCACGATAAAACTAAGGTTCTTGCTGGCTGCTATATGCTTGCATGTAGAGTCAGTGAGAAGCCGACAAGTGATAGCGCGTCAGTTGTCATCAACAATGCTGAAGAGCAGATTTGTACTCTTTGCATTTGATGTCAGTGTCTCGTTCTATGACCTTTGTAAGGTGTCCCTTGTCGTAATGGCTCCTG